CTTTTTGGTCTTCCTCGTCTTCATAAAGAGGTTGACCATCATCATACATCAATTCTTTCAAAATTTTTTGATTTGAAGTTGATTTTGAGGTATTTTCAGTCATTTTTTAGTATATTTATTATCTATTTATGTCTTTCATCACATAATCTTCTGTATCGAAGTATTCAAGCAACCACCAAGCAACCATTCTTGGATTTTTAGTGCCACAAGTGAAAATATCGAAGGCAACACACCCCTTTTCAGGCCAGGTATGACAACAAAGATGACTTTCTGCCAAAGTTACGGTGCAAGTCACTCCCTGAGGGTCAAATTGATGCGTATAATTGTTTAAAACTTGCAAATTTTCGATTTTACAAGCTTTGAGACACACTTCTTCCAGTTTTAATGGATCATTTAACTTTTCAAAGGGTACATTATACACTTCAACGAGTAAATGTTGACCCATATGAGCATTTTTTACGTTTTTCATCCCAATTCTGGATTAATTTCAACATTGATTGCAGTATTTCCGACTCCAATATCATCAAATGACCTTTCTTTGGCAGTTTTCCAGAAATAATTCTCTTCTGAACCCAATCCATCACGATCATGACCGTTTTCAACCTGATAATAGACGGTTGAAACCTTAAAATCAGGCACTTTTGGTGTCTCAGGAGTGATACTGTTGTCATAAATCCTCATTCTGTTGTTCGGATAGAGGCAAAACTGTCCATTATCGAGTTCTAACAGGTTATGAGACTTATGTTCGGCAGGTTGTTCGCTTGTAGAGTAGTCAATTGCATCTACATCTTGGTGATAATTGTCTAGAGTACAGATATAAGTGCCTGTTTGGTTACCAAAATCCCTTGTATACACTTCATAATGCATACTTCCGATGAATTGTTTCTGTACTGCGACGACTCCATAGTCCATACAGTTCCAAAATTGGAGATTATGGAGTGTCATATCCGGATCGGGTATCTCTGGAGACGAGAGAAAAGCGGAAATTGGTAATTTATCGAACATTGCCGCATATTCCGGTAGATATGTTTCAAAATAAAAGGCACGACCAGGTATACTTTTTGCAGAAACCCAGACTCCTTTGACAAATTCTCCATGACCGTACTGATGATCGGTCAAATATTCCTTTCTTACCCAGACTTCATAGGCAGGTAAGTTTGTAATAAGACAAGACATTATTTGTGATGATAAACTTCAACGTATGCATTACATTTTGGGCACGTAAAATTGGAGAAAAAGTCATATTCAGACTCCTCTCCATCATTTATATCTTCCATCGAGTGATCCGCGCCCCAAAT